TCCATTCGATTTGCCCGATCCCTGTACCTCATAAGTTCTATGGCCTGTCGCTTGCGGACAAGACGATGGACATCCAACTCCAGAAGTCCACGATCACGCGCCAGATGCTGGACAATTTGTATCTGACGAACAATGTTCGGGTCGGCGCGATTGAGGGCCAGGTCAATCTGGACGACCTCACGAGCGTCACCCCAGGCGGGGTGGTGCGGATGAAGAATCCGAATGCGGTGGTCCCGATGGCCGTGCAGCCGGTGGCAAATCAAGCCTTCCCGATGCTCGAGTATCTGGATCAGGTCCAGGCCAAGCGCACAGGTGTTTCTGATGCTTCCCAGGGTCTAGACCCGAACATCCTCCAGAATGTGACCGCCACGGCTGTGGCTGCATTCCAAAACGCTTCCTCTGGTAAGTTGGAACTCATCGCCCGGATCTTTGCCGAGACGGGTGTAAAGAGTCTGTTCAAGGGCATCCTGCACCTGCTGTGCAAGTTTCAGGACAAGCCTCGGATCATTCGGATGCGCGGGGAGTATGTGCCGATGGACCCTCGAGAGTGGTCGAATCAGTACGATGTGAGCATCTCTGTTGGGTTGGGGACTGGTAACCGCCAAGAGCAGATGGCGATGCTGGCGATGATCCTCGACAAACAGGAGCGCATCCTGCAACAGTTTGGGCCTGGAAATCCTCTGGTGTCGGTGGCGCAGTACCGGGACACCTTGGGACGGATGATCGAGGCCGCGGGTTTTAAGGATTCTGCGACATTCTTCAAGCCGGTCCCGCCCGAGGTGGATCAGGCTCTGTCCAACCCGCCTCCGCAGCAGCCTGATCCTGCGATCCAGGCGATGATGATGCAGGCGCAGGCTCAACTGGAGATTGACCGCCAGAAGGCAATGGCCGATATTCAGGCCAAGAGGGAAAAGGCTGCGGCTGAGATTCGGCTTGCCAGGGAGAAGGCTGCGGCAGAACTCCAACTCAGGCAGCAGGAGTTCGAGGCCGAGGTCCAGCTCAAGGCAGCGAAGATCGGCGCAGGCATCAGTGGCAATGTAGAGATTCCGGGGTAAGACATGGCACTCACCACTGCACAGAAAAACGAACTAGCGACCCGGCTCATTGAAGCCCAACAGACCAACAATTACGGATCATTCAATGATCTTGTAAAGCAACTGCGGCTGACTCAAACAGACTTTCTGGAGAACTTCCCCGCCATCAACCAGGCCGGGATAAATGAGCAGATTGGCCGAGGCGCTGTAGTCCCAAAGACCGCACCGGCTGCGACAACCTTCACCACTGGTCAAGTTTCAGCTGCTATTCGTGATGCCTTGAATGCCGGTTACACCGTCCAGCAGGCCCGAATGGGCGCGATGACAAACTTCGGTTTGTCTTCAGAAGAATTCGACAAAGCCTTGAAAAGTATTCAGGGAAGCAGATACACCACCACATTCAGTGATGCTCAAGTGGCGCAAGCCATTAGAGACTCACTCGCGCAGGGGTTCACCTTTGACCAAGCTCGACAAGGCGCACTGGCGAACTATGGGGTAAGCGATACTCAGTTTGATCGCGCACTGGCTTTAGCCTCTGGAGGAGTTTTGGGCACAAGAGGGTCAGCCCCGCTTTACCAGTTTCCCGGGCTTCTAGCGGACCGTCAAGATATGCCAACCGGCGCACAACGGTTTATTTCACGCGCCCCTGGCTCGCTTTTGTTTGATGTGCCAAAGGTAGAGGGCGGTCAGTTCACCTTTACGCCTGGTGCTTTTGACTACAACGCCATCAGGAATCAGCAAGCTGGAGCAGATCAAGTTAAAGAGTTTGAAGCACAGCAGGCCCAGATTCAACCAACCGTCACAACAACACCAAAAACAACCCCAACAACGATCATTAAGCCGCCAGCTGCCCCTTATTCAGATGCTCAAGTCGCTCAGGCTCTCAAAGAGTCTATGGGCCAAGGGTTTAGTCTAGAGCAGTCTTTGTTTGGGGCTGCTTCAAAATACGGGATTACGCAAGATCAGCTTACTCGGGCACAGGCTCTGCTGCCATCAACAACTACGGCAGCCACAAGCACCACGCCAACTGCGTCAACAGTTGTACCCTCGTCAAGTGTAAATACAGGCTTGACAGCTACCAGTCAATACACTGATGCTCAAGTCGCGCAGGCCATCAAAGAGTCTATGGCTCAGGGCTTCAGTTTGGTTGATTCAATGGCCGGGGCAACTCGAGTCTATGGAATCCCATCAGATCAGGTATATAGGGCTGCTGATTCTTTGTTTGCTACAAATCAAAACACCCAGCAAGGTTTGCCGCCTGAGGAAATCAACCAAGTGGTTGGCATTGAATACTTCAACACACAACCACCATATCAAGCCAATCTCCTAGCGCCAACAACGCAATTCAGTGATTTACAGATTGCTCAAGCAATCATGGATTCGCTTGGGCAGGGCTTTGACATGGGTCAGATTCAGATGGGAGCATTTAACAACTTTGGTGTAGATCAGGAACAATTTACCCGTGCAGCAAGTTTGCTTCCGAGCATGGGATACACCATCGGCCAAGGATTCACTCGGTGAACAAAGCAGAACGCGCTCAAACGCTCCTCAAGGACGAGTGGTTTCAAGAGGAAATCAAGTCCATCAGGAAAACACTCATAAGCCAGTTGATGAACTCAAACGAAGTTGAGACAGAGATTCGAGAGCGGTGCTATTTGAAATTGCGCGTACTTGATGAAATAATGGGGCATTTTTCTTCCATAGCCTCGAGTGACCAGTTGGTCAAAAGGCGGTGGAAGATTCTGTAAGCGGCCAGGCGCATCCTGGTGAAACGAAGGAAACTGAAATGGCAGACACCAACCCGCAAGGGAGTGCCTCGATGTCGGTGAACGAAGCCGCAGGCGCGTTTCTTGGACTGATGGAGCCGAAGGAAGCTGAACAAGCCGCTCCCGAAACTTCAGAACAAGAGGAGCGAGTCGAGGCGTCCGAGCCTGAAGAACACGAAACCCAGGAACAGGAAGCAGCACCCGAACCGCAGCGATTCCGTGTGAAAGCCGCTGGCGAGGAAAGGGAAGTCACTTTCGATGAACTGGTGGACGGGTATCAGAAGGGGCTGGACTACACCAAGAAGAATCAATTCGTAGCGGAGCAGCGTAAGGCTGTCGAAGCAGATCGGATCGCCATTGAAGAGGCCAAGCGATTGAGGGACGCCTATTCTCAACGCTTAGGTCTGATTGAGCAGTTTCTTGAGAAACAAAATGAAGGTGAAGACCTCAGTGCGTTGAAAGATGTTGACCCCCTTGGTTTCGCCGTCAAGGTTGCCGAGCGCACAGAGCGTGATAAGCAGCTGGCGATGTTGCGAGCCGAGCAGCAGCGGATTGCTCAACAGCAGACCGCCGAGCAGCAGGCCGACTTTGTGCAGTACATCAACAATGAAGCGAAGCGATTGGCTGAGTTCATTCCCGAATACGGCGACGAGAAAAAGTCCAACGAGGTCAAGCAGACGATCCGATCTTTTGCAAAAGAGATTGGATACAGTGATCGGGAACTTGCTCAGGCTTACGACCATCGCCATGTTCGTGTGCTGTGGATGGCGGCTCAATTGGCGGCCCTTCAAAAGCAGCGGCCAGAGCTAACCAAGAAAGTTCAAGACGCACCGAAGATGCTCCGTCCAGGCGTGGCGGCGAACCAAAAGAACGCTGCCGACGAGAACGTCAAGAAAGCCCACTCGCAGTTGAGGAAGTCTGGAAAAATCTCTGATGCTGCGGCCCTGTTTGAACGAATGCTTTAGGAGCAAAAATGACTCAATTCCGTACCTACGCTGCCATTGGTCAGCGGGAGGATTTGTCGGATGTGATCTACAACATCTCGCCGACTGACACCCCGTTCATGTCCACGATTGGCAAAAACAAGGCCACTGCCGTCTATCACGAATGGCAGACCGACTCGCTTGCAGCAGCAGCGACTAACGCTGCGGTGGAAGGTGCTGACGCATCAACTGCCACGCTGTCGCCCACGGTTCGCGTTGGCAACCGCACTCAGATTTCCCAGAAGACCATTGGTGTGACGGGAACCCTGGAGGCTGTTAACAAGGCTGGCCGCAAGTCTGAGATGGCCTACCAGCTTGCAAAGGCTTCGAGCGAAATCAAGCGCGACATGGAGTTCACGCTCCTGAACAACACCGTCCAGAGCAACGGAAGCGCTGGTTCAACTGCTCGCGTGTTGGGTGGCTTGCAGACTTGGCTGGCGACCAATGGTGACTTTGGCACCAGCGGCGCTGCTGGATCGCTTGGCACAACCGCTCGCACGAACGGCACAAACCGCACCTTTACAGAGGCGCTGTTGCAAACCGTCGTGAGGGAGGTGTTTGAGTCCGGTGGTTCTCCGAAGATCCTGATGGTTACGCCTGCCCACAAGCAGACCGTGTCGGCCTTTACGGGTATCGCTGCACAGCGCTACATGGCTCCTTCGGATGCTCCCACCACCATAATTGGCGCGGCAGACATCTACCTGTCGGACTTCGGTTCGATGAGCGTAGTGCCTAACCGCTTCATGGTGGCGGGCAACTCTGCAAACGAAGTGGCCTTTGTGCTGGACCCCGAGTATGCATCGGTGGCGTATCTGCGGCCTTTCTTTACCAACGACCTGGCGAAGAACGGTGACGCTGATCGCACACAGCTGCTTGTGGAGTACACGCTTGAGGTCAAGAATGAGGCCGCTCACGGCATCATCGCTGATCTTTTGTAAGCCGAGTGATCGGTGACAACAAAGGGGGCCGGGGCAACCTAGCCCCCTTTTTCACATGAACATCAACGAATTCTCAAAGACCGCAAAGGTTGTTGATCGCAAGGCCCATAAGACTGATGACGGGGGGCTGGTGATTGAAAGCACTCAAGATGTGGGTGGCATCATTGAGTCCAATCGCAAGCAATTCAATGCTTATGATGAGCGTTCCCGATGGTCCGATCATCTGTTTGGCAATAAGATTGCCTCGATCCCGTTGGCGGTCGTTGATGAGTTGAACAAGCAAGGCATCATGCGCGGTTTTCATGTGCTGGATCAGTCTCGGTTCAAGGCATGGCTCAATGAGCCAGACAATCGCGCATTCCGCACTCGGCCTGGGAGGATTTGATGGCTCTGTCAACATATTCAGACCTCAAGACCGCGATTGCGAACTATCTGGCGCGGTCTGATCTGACCTCGGTGATTCCTGACTTCATCACTCTTGCGGAGAACCGTCTTCGCAGAGACCTCAGAACCAGGAAGATGCTCAAACTGGTTACGGCCACCATGACCGCAAACGACTCCACCCTGTCGCTCCCGGCGGACTTCCTCCAGTTGCGAGACCTTGTTCTGACGGCAACACCGGCCAGGCCCGTCAATTATTTGTCACCGAGCATTTTTTACAGGAATGCCCGGACCACGGACACGGGTGTTCCAACCGACTACACGATTCTTGATGCCGAGTTCAAGTTTGCGCCGATTCCCGACACGAACTACACGGCGCAGCTTCTGTATTACGCATCGCCAACTTTTCTGGGTGATGCAAACACCTCAAATGTGTTTCTTGCGAACTACCCGGATGCGTTGATCTATGCCTCTCTAGGTGAGGCCGAGCCGTATTTGATGAATGATGAGCGCCTTGCGACCTGGGCGGCGCTGTACTCCAAAGCAGTTGATTCAATCTCATCGTCTGACGATCAGGATGAATACTCTGCGGTTCCCCTCACGATGACTCTTTCACGGAGATAAAAATGGCTGAAATGTCAAACTACCTGGAGAATGCGTTGATCAATGCAACGCTCAGGGCCACCTCGTTTACCTCGCCTGCAACGGTGTATCTGGCGCTGTATACATCAGATCCAACGGACGCAGACTCTGGAACCGAATGCTCTGGCAGCGGATATGCGCGGCAATCAATCACTTTTGGTGCGCCAGCGAATGGGGTCAGCACGAACTCGGCTGCAATCGAGTACGCACAGGCCGGTGGGTCTTGGGGAACGATCAGTCACATTGGAATTCGTGATGCCGTGACCGCCGGAAATCTGCTGTATCACTCTGCGCTTGACGCCTCAAAGACCATTGCCACGGGTGATGTGTTTCGGGTGGCTGCGGGATCGCTGAGTGTAACGCTTGCATAAATGGCCGACCTGCTCCCGCCGTGGACAATTGACTCCCTTGATAACCTCAAGGCGAGCCTGGATGACCTCACGCTCACGCTTGACAGTGCGCTATACGAGACAACGGTCACTCGGTGGGATGCCTATGGCGACATCAGCGCAAGCGCATCGGTCACGGCTGATGCCACAAGGGTTCAGCTTGCCGCATCGTCAATAACTGCATCCTCCTCTGTCACTTGTGATGCGGCCGTCATTCAATCTACTGCTGCTGCTGCAATCACCGCAAGCGCAGATATCTCTGCTTCGGCGATCAGGGTTCAATTCGGATCAGGCTCAATTGATGGAGTGGCAACAGTCACTGCTCTTGGGGGTTTTACTGCCGATGGCAGCGCATCAATTGTTGTGGAGGCCGTGGTTTCTTGTGCTGCAAACAGTACAGTTGTTGGCGCAGCATCTATTCTGTCAGGGGCAACGGTTACTTGTGAAGGCTTCAAGCAAGGCCAGGAATGGTCAATCGTAGTGCCTGGAGAGACCATATGGAACAACGCTTAAATTTCGGTGAGTGGCTTCCTGATCAGCCTGGGATGGCCGGGGCACTCCAAGACGCGAAGGGCGTGGTGGCCCAAACGGTGGGTTATGGGCCTTTTCCCGGCGAGATGGACTATTCGCAAAACGCCTCGGAAAACCTGACTGCGGTGTTTACGGGCAAGTTTGGCTCCACGGCCAACATCTTTGCCGGTGGAAACTCCAAGCTCTTTAAGTTTGACTCTTCCGATCTGTCGATGGACGATGTTTCACAGGCTGGCGGCTACACTGGCACACAGCCGTGGAAGTTCACTCAATTTGGCAAGGTTGTTCTAGCTGCAAATGGCGCAGAAAAGGTCCAGGCGTGGACGCTCGGTGTGTCAGCAACTTTTGCGGACCTGGCTGCTGCTGCGCCTATTGCATCATTTGTGACTGTGGTGCGTGATTTCGTAGTCTGCGCCAACATCTTAACTTTTCCCAATCGAGTTCAATGGTCCGATATCAACGATGAGACAGATTGGACCGCCGGAGCCGCCTCGCAGTCTGATTCGCAGGACATACCGGATGGCGGGAATATCGTCGGCATCACCGGGGGAGAGTTTGGCATCGTGCTGCTGGAAAGGGCCATTGTCCGAATGTCCTACATTGGTGCGCCGTTCTTTTTTCAGTTTGACACGATCTCAAAAGCATTGGGATGCTACGACGCTGGATCGGTTGCCCAGTACGGCCCGCTGACTTTCTTTCTCTCTGATGATGGGTTCTATGTCTGCGATGGACAGTCTGTAAAACCCATCGGTGCGGAGAAGGTTGATCGGTGGTTCTTTGATGACCTAGACCCGGCCAATGTCAACAAGATGAGTGCGGCGGTCGATCCAATCCGCAAGGTCGTGGCGTGGAGTTACCCCAACACACGGGCTGGGCAGTCAATTCTCATCTACAACTGGCAAATCCAGAGGTGGACTTACGCCGACACGACAGCCGACTTCATCAGTTCAATGGCAACTTCTGCCGTCACCCTCGAGGGTCTTGACCTTTACAGTGCGAGTTTGGATGCCCTGGATACCTCGCTTGATTCCCGGCTTTGGGCGGGAGGCAGATTCGTCTTTGCTGGGCTGAGTGATGCCAAGATCGTGACTTTTGCGGGCGATGCGGTAGCCGCGAACATCGAAACCGGAGATTTCGTGGCTGGTCAAAACTCCGTGGTCAAGCTCGCTCGGCCACAGGTGGACAACGGATCAGCTGCCGTGGCGGTGGCCTCGAGGGACCGGCTGGATGACCCCATCTCGTTTGGAGCATCCACCGCAGCGGATTCAGACAACCGGGTCAGTCTTCGCAGCTTTGGGAAATACCATCGGATTAGGGTTGTCCCTAGCGGGACTTGGACAACGATTGTGGGTGTGGATGTGGACACCACTCAGGCTGGCGGGCGCTGATGTTTCGAGTCCTTCCTCCGTTTGGCGCTGATCCTCGAGGGATCGCGGAGGTCGTCAATGGCTTGATGAACGGCAAGTCCAACAACACCGGGACGGTGACCCTTTCCACGGGCGGGGCCACAACGACCACGATCTACGATGCCCGGATCAGCCCAGAGTCCAAAATCATCCTGGTTCCGTATTCGGCGGCGGCATTCTTAGACCGTGTGCCTTATGGGGCGTTCCAGGACTCAACAGACCAGAATGCGGCTTCCACGACCACGGCATACGCAATAACCCTTAACACCACCGACCACACAAACGGGGTATCAATCTCCAATTCGTCCAGAATAAATGTCACAAATCCAGGCCTGTACAACATTCAGTTCTCGATTCAATTGCAGAACGCAGACACGCAGATTCAGGATGTTGATATTTGGTTCAGAAAGAACGGGTCGGATGTTGCGGCCTCAAACAGCAAGTTTTCTGTACCAAATAGGCACGGTGGCGTCAATGGACACCTTATCGCTGCATTGAACTACTTCCTTGAACTGGTGGCTGGCGACTATGTGGAAATCATGTGGGCAACCAGCAGCACCCAGGTGAGCATTGAGCAGTTGGCCGCGCAGACAAGCCCGACAAGGCCAACAACGCCGTCTGTCATCGTCACGGTTTCTTTTGTCTCGACGGCTTCGATTCAGAATGTCTATGTCAGTTCTCAGTCGCAGGGGAGTGCGGTGGTGACCCATTTTGCCAATTCCACAGCGGACAAGACTTTTGCTTATGTGGTGGTGGGATGAATGTCCGCTTGATTTCTCCCAACGATCTGAGACAATGGTGGAGATTCGTCAGGCCAGGTCTGAAGCAGATCCTGCATAAGACGCCCGAGAACTGGATACCCGAGGACATCTACACAGACTGTTTTAATGGGAAGTCCATGCTCTGGGTGGGATTGGATGACGCAAGGCCAGTGGGGTTCATGGTGTTGCAACCCAAAGGACGCACCCTTCATGTTTGGTGCGCGTACTTGGCCGAAGCCGGTTACTTTGAAGAGGGCTGGCAGCATCTCATGAACATAGCTCAACAAGGTGATGCCCAGCGCATTACTTTTGAATCTTGGCGTCCGGGTTGGGCGCGTAAAGCTCAACAACTCGGATTTAAGCCCCGTTCATGGGCACTGGAGGTCTAAATGGGTGGCGGTGGAAGCACAGTAACTCGCACGGAGCTTGACCCAAATGTCGCTCCGTATGTCACTTATGGACTCAGTGAGGCACAGCGTCTATACGCCACTCCAACGCCTCAATACTATCCAGGGCAGACTTACATCAGCCCATCCCAGCAGACTCAAGCCGCACTTTCCGCTGCACAGACTCGGGCGCTTGCCGGGAGTCCTTTGGTTGGCCGGGCGCAAGGAACCGTTTCTGCGTTGATGCAGGCGCAAAACCCTGCTCTTGGCGCATACCAGCAGCTTTACAACACGGCTTCTCGTGATCCGTCTCTCGGGTTTTATGAGGCTCTAAAGCAGGGCGAGATGGTCAATCCTGCGATGCAGCAGGCACGGAAAACCGCAGGCGGTGAATATCTTGGGCTAAGTCCGTTCTTCAATCAGGCATTTGATCCTGCTGCTCAACGCGCCCAACAGCAATACACGGATGCAATCCGTCAGATTCAGTCTACTGCTTCTCGTTCTGGGCGATATGGGTCTGGCGCTGCTCAGGAACTTCAAGACCGCGCCGCGGCTCAGTTCGCTCAAGCCCTGACGGGGACCGCCGGTCAACTGGCATATCAAGGCTACGGAATGGAGCGAGGTCTCCAAGAGCAGGCGATTGGCCGACTCGGTGCTTTGGGTCAGCAAGAACTTGCTAATCGCTTGGCTGGCGCTGGCGCACTTGGTGCTGAGGCGCAGCAGGCTTATCAGAATCAACTTGCTGCTGCCAGTGGTGTTGGGACTCTTGCGAGTCAGGACTTGGCTCGCCAGATGGCTGCTGCTCAGTTGGCTCCGTCGTTGGCAGAGACTGAATACGGCGACATCAATAAACTTCTCCAGGTCGGGCAAGCAGCGGAACAGTATCAGCAGGCTGCGCTCGAGGCAGATCTTCAGCGGTTCAATTTCCAGCAGAATCTTCCATCTGCCAAACTTCAGCAGTTCTTGTCTGCTGCGTATGGCTCCCCGATGGGCGGGATTCAAGTCAGCCCGATTTACAGAAACCCGTTGGCTGGTGCTGCGGGTGGCGCGATTCTTGGCAATGTTTTAACTCAAGGCGGCACTACCGGAACGGCAGCAGGTGCGCTCCTTGGGGGGCTACTGGGATGAGCGGAGCAGAGCCAATCCTTGCAGCTGAGGCTATTGGAACTGTTGCGGCGGGTACTGCGGCCGCTGAGGCGGCTGCGGCTGCGGAGGCATTGGCGGCTGCTGAGGCGGCTGCGGCTGCACAAGCTGCTGCGACTGCTGCTCAGGCCACTACTGCGATGGAGGCGACTTCTGCTGCGGCTTCCGCTAGTAATGTTGCAAACCCGTTCTTTGATCCATCTCAGTACGCAAGGCAGTTTTCGCAAGGTTTGCTTCAAAGCTTTAGTGGGCTTCCTATTGATCCCTCGCTAGGCAATCTTGCTAACGCTCCTGGCGCTAGTCTTGCTCCTGGTAGCTTTCGGCCTGAGTTGCTTGGTAAAACCGCAGGCGGGATGACTCTGATGCAGGGACTCCAGGCTGCTCGTATGGTTAGCTCATTAGGCCCGAAACAACAGACCGCAGTTGGGCCGCCGATGCGCCGTGGTCAGCCAGTGAATCTAATGCGGCCTGCTTCGCTGCTTGAGCAGAAGCGCAAGCGCAACCCGATCATTTCTCTGCTGTGAGGAATAAATGAACGAACTACTCGCACAGCTCTTCGGTCAGCAGCCCGCATACGCCACAGACCTTCTTGGTGAGGAAGAGGCTCGCCGTCTGAGGCAGCAGGCCCAACAACAGGGCTTGTTGAATGTTGGTTTGTCTCTCTTGGCGGGGTCTGGGCCTTCGGCACAGCCTCGAGGGATTGGGCAGCTTCTCGCCCAAGGCGTTCAAGCTGGTCAACAGGCATACCAGGGGGCGTATACCCGCGCACTCCAAGAGCAGGCTCTGAGGGAGCAACTCGCAGAGCGCCGCCAGCTTCAGATGGAGCAGCAGGCTGCAAGGCAACTCCTTCCGCAGATTCTGCGACCTGGCGCACAGACACCGACCTTCTATGGTCAGCCCACACAGATGCCTCTGCGTGATGACGAAGGTAACATCATGCCCGGTGCCGGTGTATCTGTTGGTCAGCCTCAGATTGATATGAACACGCTTCGACAACTGTTGACGCAGGCTCCGAGCGTGGCTGGTAAGGTTCTGCCGACGGTTGAGGCATTCCGTAAGATGACTGCTCCTGAGCGCCTTACCTTGAGTGAGGGACAGCAGGTCTTTGAGATGACACCGGAAGGCCCGCGAGCGATTGCTGGTGCTCCGAAGCAAGAGAAGCCAACATCGGATATTCAGGAGTACAACAAAGCTGTTGAGCAGGGCTTCAAGGGGTCATTTCTTGATTACCAGACCCAACTCCAGCAGGCTGGCGCAACTCGCGTGAATGTTGATACCGCAGGACCAAGGGAGTTTGAAAAGAAAGCCGCTGGATTTGCTGCTGAGAATTTCAACAACCTTCGTACTCAAGCAACTGCAGCATCGCGCAATCTAATCCAGGTCGGACGACTTGAGAACCTTCTGCAGTCAACTGGTGGTGGACTTGTGCCGCAAGCAAAAGCCATTGCAGGTAATCTTGGAATCCCAATCAAGGGACTTGATGACATTCAGGCTGCAACAGCAATTATTAATTCAATGATTCCTCAACAGCGTCCACCTGGCTCCGGTACGATGTCTGACAAGGATGTCGAACTCTTCAAGTCTTCGCTGCCGCGACTCATCAATCAGCCGGGCGGCAATCAGAAGATCATTGACACGATCAAGGCAATCAACCAATACGATCAGCAGATCGGCAAGATTGCAAACGATGCGCTGGCCGGGAAAATTAAGCCTCAAGAAGCCGACGAATTGATTAGCAAAGTCCCGAACCCGTTGGCTGTTCCAGTTGCCGGGAAGTTGGTCTTCAACCCCAAAACTGGGCGGCTTGAGGAGCAAAAATAATGGCGATCACGGTTCAGCTTCCTGATGGGCGCACTGCTGAATTCCCGGATGGGATGAGCCGTGCAGAGATTGAAGAAATCCTAAAGAAACAATTTCCACCACCGGAAGAGCAGCCTAGTGCTTTGGTTCGTGGCGCTGGATTGGTTACTCGAGCAGCCGCGCCAACCCTAGTCGGCGCACAACTTGGAGCAGCCGGTGGCCCAATGGGGGCTGTTCTTGGCTCTGTAGCGGTTCCTGCTGCTGATGTTCTTAATCAGCTTCTGAATGCAATTGCTTCGCCGTTTACCGATAGGCGACTGATGCCTGCTAGTCAGGCGATTCAGAATTTGATGACTCGTGCAGGTGTTCCTGCCGCGCCAGAGACTCAAACTCCAACCGAGCGAGTGGCTTTTGCTGGCTTGGAGACCATGACATCTCTTGGCCGCACTCTTCCAGAGTTCATTCGGCGTGGAGCTGAGGTTGCCCCTTCTTTTGCTCAGGGCATCTCTCGTCAAATGGCGGTTGCTCCTAGAACTCAGGCGGCAGTCGCGCCTACTGCGGTAATGGCTGGTCAAACGGTCACAGAGGCTACGGATAGTCCGTTGGCTGGTCTTGCAACGACATTGGCAACCGGGGCTGTTGGAGGAATGAAGCGGCCTCAACGAGAGGTCCCGCCTCAGCAGGTTTTAAGTCGAGTCGCTGAGGATAGATATGCCCAACTGCAAGAGTCTGGGATTCAACTAAACAATGAAGCCTTTACTCAGCAGATGAGCAAGATTGCCAAGACTCTGCGTAATGAGGGATATACACCCACTGGATACCCAAAGATCACTGGGGCGATTGAAGAACTGACATCAACAGCACAGCCGAAGGATTGGACGGAGCTTCAGGCTCTGCGCAAGATGATTAAGTCTGGTCAAAAGAGTGTTGACCCAGAAGAGCGCCGTCTTGCGTCTATTCTTCTTGATGAGTACGACAGCTATCTAACCACTGTTCCAAAGACGGACATTGTTGCCGGTGATGGCAAGGCTGTTGGTAAGGCTTGGGACGAGGCCCGAAACGCTTATTCTCGGATGAAGAAGGCCGAGGTCTTTGAGGATATGCTTGAGGCCGCAAAGCTAGATCGAAGCAAGTTCACTCAGTCTGGTGAAGAGAACTCTCTGGCAAAACAACTGCGTGATCTCGCCAAAAATGAGAAGCGTATGCGCCTGTTCACCAAAGAAGAGCAGCAGGCAATTACCAAGGCCGCACAGGGCGGGACACCTCAAAACCTTCTGAAATTCTTTGGGCGTTTTGCTCCAACCGGACCAGTCGCAGGTATCTTTACTGGCGGCATGACTGTTGCTAATCCTTATGTCGGAGTTCCTGCTGCGACTGCCGCTGCACTATCTCGGGCCGGTGCCGCTGGTATGCGCCGCTCATCGGTTGAGGATTTGGCAAACATCATGCGAGCAGGCCAGATCCCGCAGGTTACTGGTGGAGTAATGCGAGCGGCCCCGGCGATCACAGCTCAAGGCCTGTTGACTCTTCCAGAAATCGAGGAAGAGCAACTGCGGTTCTTGGGCCGCTAGATAAAGCAACGCGCAGTAAATAGAATCGGATCAAGGAGCATCAAATGCCGAAGACAAAAATCTCAGAATTCTCCGCAACCGCAGGAAACAACACCGACATTGACGGTATCAACATAGCGGAGGGCTGTGCGCCTTCTGGCATCAACGATGCCATCCGTGAGTTGATGGCGCAGCTGAAGGACTTCCAGGCCGGTGATGCTGGAGACCCGATCACGGTGGTTGGGACGCTTGGCGCGAAGGGAACCTCCTCTGTAGCGGGTGACCTGAAGCTCTATGAGCAGACCACGAACGGCACGAATTACGCTGGATTCAAGTCTCCGACCTCTCTAGCGGCGAACATCCAATGGGTGCTTCCGAATGCTGATGGAACGGCCAACCAGGTTCTCAAGACTGACGGATCTGGCAATCTTGGGTGGGCCACAGCCGCTACTGGTGATGTTGTTGGGCCTTCATCGGCAACAGACACGGCCATTGCGTTGTTTGACTTGACGACGGGCAAGTTGATTAAAAACAGTGTGGTCACTGTATCTGCGGCGGGCGCAATTGTTGCACCGCAAGCAGGCAGCACAATTCCCTTTTACTTTGCCAACCAAGCGGCGTTCCCCTCTGCATCTACTTCTCACGGCGCAATAGCGCATTCACATG